TAAATCTAGTGCAACGGATAGCGAGTTTCCATATTGGGTTTTGCCCGATAAACCAATGGATTCACTGCAAACTCACACGAAGTTAACGGGCATGTGGCGAGAGTGGGATAGATCCAAGACTGCCGAGAATGCCGAACGTTTCCGAAATCTTTTGGGACAAAGTTGCAAGGGCAAATGGATGGAAACTAACCATCGCTACTTTTTTGAGCTAGAAGAAGATTACGAAATGTTTTTGGTAATGTTGAACTTGATTGTTTAATCATTAAATGCTATTATTACTATATGAATTATTTAATCGTTGACACAGCAAACACTTTCTTCCGTGCCCGACATGCGGCACATCGTCAAAGTGATACTTGGGACAAACTTGGGTTTGCTATTCACGTTACACTGGCCAGCGTTGCTAAAGCATGGCGTGAACAAAAAGCAGACCACGTTGTTTTCTGTTTAGAAGGACGCTCATGGCGAAAGGACTATTATGAGCCGTACAAAAAGAACCGCGTCGTTGCTCGCCAAGCCCTTACGGAGCAAGAGCAAGAAGAGGATCAACTCTTTTGGGAAACTTTTGACGCTCTCAAAACCTTTCTCAAAGAGAAAACAAATTGTACTGTTCTCCAGCACGAGCAATTGGAAGCAGATGACTTGGTGGCAGGATGGATCCAAAGTCACCCTCAGGATCGCCACACCATTGTGAGTAGCGATAGCGACTTTCACCAATTACTAGCAGAGAATGTGAATCAATATAATGGCATCGCAGAAGAACTACATACTATCAAAGGCATTTTCGACAAAAAAGGTTCCCCAGTCATTGATAAAAAAACTAAGGAAGCCAAAACAATTCCGGACCCTAAGTGGATTCTATTTGAAAAGTGTATGCGGGGAGATACCAGCGACAATATCTTTTCGGCGTACCCCGGGGTACGGACGAAGGGAACTAAGAATAAAGTTGGACTTACTGAAGCTTTCCTCGATAAAGATTCTAAAGGATTTGCGTGGAATAATCTAATGCTTCAGCATTGGACCGACCATAATGGTGTTGAACACAGGGTATTAGACGACTATCACCGCAACGTTGTACTAGTGGACTTATCCGCCCAGCCAGATCACATTAAAACTGTGATTGCGGAGACAATTGCCACTAATACCCTGTCTTTAACACGCCCAATGATTGGCGTTCAATTCATGAAGTTCTGTGGCAAGTACGAGTTAAATAAGATTAGCGAACGTGCCACTGACTTTACAGCATTTCTATCAGCATCGTATCCGGAGAATTAATATGTCATACGAAACCGCAATTATTTTATTCTTAGTGGGCATGGCCACTAAACACTTTATCATCGACTTTCCTTTACAAGGTGAAGACCAATGGCGTAACAAAGGTACGTATGGGCATTTTGGCGGAATCAAACACGCCTTGTTTCATGCATTAGGTACTATGATTGTGCTGGCATTCTTCACTAACCCTGCACTAGGTATACTGTGTGCTTTGCTTGATGGCGTGATTCACTATCACATCGATTGGGCTAAAATGAATTTTAACGCTAAGAAAGGTTGGAAACCAGATACACATCCAGAGTTTTGGATTTTGTTAGGATTAGATCAATTCCTACATACATTAACTTATATTGCTATTCTTGGATTCCTTATTTTACCACTATGACTATGAGCGACATTATTGCTAAACCTGTTGTTAAGAACAAGTTTTGGATTGTAGAAGAAGATGGTAAGAAGATTGCCACCATCCAAGCAATCGATGAAGGCGGCTTTGCATACGTACACGACAATGAACGTGAGGTGTTTCCGTCTATTAAACTGTTAACTAAACAGTACAACATCGAGTTTGTTAAAGCAGAAAAGCCCAAGAAGGAAAAGCAAGACATTTATGATGTCTATGGCTTTACTACAACTCACAAACCGCACAATGAAGTTTTAGACGTTCAACGTTATTTGCCTATCTATACACGTCAACCTAAGTCTAAGAGTTTCTACTGTGCCGGACATTACATTGTGAAGTACAGTAATACCTGGGTCCGTACATATTGTCCTAAGCTAATTACACTTAATCGCTACGAGTATCAAGGACCGTTTAAGACTCAAGAACGTATGTTAGAGTCATTGAAAGAAGCCAATGGATCTTAACCATTTAAAAAGAATAGCTGGGGTTACGCCAATGCCCCCAGCACTGCCGAGCAAGGACTATAGCAGTCAAAACGCATATCTTCAAAGTAAATTCCCGGGACTAGACGAACGGCAAATTGCCATGCTTAGAACCAAGATTATACTCATGGACACAAAGGGCTTAATCGGCATTGACATACTACAAGAACAGCCCGACAATTTAGAAGAAGTGTTAATACAATATAAATTATGGGATAACTTAACAGCATGAGCGAATCACTACAATTAAAATTCTTCAATGAAAAGGTACGTGCCATGAATCAAGCCAATGCTAAGATTCTTACCTTAAATGCACAAGAAGCACGTAACTTACAGGCTGAAATTTACGAATTGATGGCCATTATTACTAGTTTAACTAAGCCACAAGAACAACCTACTACCAACGTAGTTTCCATGGATGGAGGCGGTTTTAAATAATGTGCGTATATTAAGAGATAAATAAACTAGTATTCAAGGATAGATGATATGTCAAGACCAAAGCCAACTGTACTGCTGGACCACGTAAACAAAACAACATATAAGAGTCAACAAATTTTGGCCAGCGAAGGTATATGGGCAGTGTTCTATGACAATCAACCTATCAACATGAAATCGTTTAACATTCTAACAAATTATCCAGGTCCCAAATATGCTAAAGTTTCTTTTAGTAATAGTGGACATGCAATTAACTTGGCAAAGAAACTCAACGCCCTATTCAAAACCGATAAGTTCAGCGTTGTGTTGTTGAAGCAAGGTGAGCAAATCTTCCCCTGATAAGCGTTACACTCAACGCCAGGTTACAGAAATCTTCTGTACACAGCTCGGCATAACCACAGATCCAAAAGAGTTTAAAAATTTGTGGTGGCAAAATCCCACAGACCCCCACAGCCTCAGATTATCCTACTACGGATACAAAATGGTTAAAAAGATGTTAAAATTAACCACGTGGGAATTTGACCTTCCTTCAACCTTAACTATGGGACAACTGTTACAACTAGAGCGCACGTTTCAAGGTGTGTACTTTTTAGTTAACAGAAAAGATCATAGTAAAATAGTATTACTTGATGAACAAGAAGCTGTAATGCTTACGTTGTATGCAAACGATTTGCCCGGATATTTGAAAAATCTTCAACAAAATCTTTAAAAGAGGTTGACAGGTAATTCATCTTTCTATACAATAGAAGAACTTGCTAGGAGAACATTGGCGCATAGTGCGTTATAGTTCAAATAGCGGTAGATGATGCATGGTGCATCATTTTAACCAAAGAAGCTTGCTAGGAGAACACTGGCGCATAGTGCGCCGTAGTTCAAATAGCGGTAGGTGCATAGTGCATCATTTTTAACCCCAAATGGAGAAACACATGGCAGCTAAACGCCTCACACGTAAATTCAATGAAGTCGTTGCAGAAGTTGAAAAACAACTTAAAGCACATTATGACGTAACCGATAAAGACCTTAAAGCATGGCGCGAACGTGCTAAGGCTCTAGTACATAAATTCCCTCATAGCACCATGGTCCTAATTGAAGACCTGTGGATCGACTATGAAGTTCAACGTGACGTTATTCACAAGCACGTTATTAACATTATGAAGAAATGGGATCCACGGGTATGTAGTCCCGGATCCGCATGCCGTATCAATGGCAACCCCCGAATCTTTTTGTATGACGCACAACACCGTTCATTGGCCGCGGCTTTGCTTGGCTACACCGAAGTGCCATGTGCAGTAGTCGACACCGACGATGTTAACTTTGCCAGCTATGCGTTTGAATTGCTTAACGACACTGGTGTTAAGCGTTTGACTCCCGGCGACTTGCATCGTAATGCTCTTGTTCGTTACAAGAACGGCAGTCGCGATGTGAAAGTAGTAAAAGCACGTACAATGCAGAATCAATTTGACAAGGCAGGTATTGACTTGCAAGACAAAGGTTCTCGTAATAGCGACAACTTGCGTGGCAACAATGATTACTTCTTTAGTCACTTTAAATATGCACAAAAGGGCATTGACATTGATGATTCCGGCAAAGTATTGTTAGAAATGATCAATACAATTAAGGAAGTATTTCCACTTCAAGAAGAAATTGATCAAGGTGTGTTTATTGGTCTGTACGAATTGCATCGTATTAGTGGTACCACACCCGACACTAAACTGCCCGCAGGTTGGATGAAAACTTTGCTTAACAGTGTTAAAGATACATTTAAGAGCTCGCATCTTGTTCACGCAAAATGTAAGACACAATGGGAACATGTACGTCCCGGCGCAAGCTGGAGTGCCCCAGATGCTATGAGCAACTTTATGCGCGAATTGCATATTATGTCAGGTGGCACATTGAATTTGCCGTACCACGGCGAAGGTGCTAAGATGGGCATCGAAGAAGGTAACGTAGCTGACGGATTGTTTCCCAAAGTAGAAGCTGAGGCTTAAGATGTTAAAAGAATCTCTCGAACAATTTGTTGCCCCTAACTACGGCAAAACAAAACGCACATCTGACACCTATGCTACTGTGGCAAAATATTGTACCAGTAACTTGAATCGTTTGATTGCCGATTACTCTGCTGTACGCAATGATCAACAACTGTTGCGAGAGATTCGCAATGACATCGATTACTTCTTGCGTCGTTATCATGGATACTGCATCGAACAACGTGACGGAATGTTGGCTCATTATCATGAAGTAGGAGCAGACGAAAACTGTGACTTTGAACATTTGATTCCGGCCGCACGTATTCGTGATCTGTTGTTGGCAAGTAAGATTACAGTCGAACAAGCTCTTAATGCGCCCACTGTGCGTCTAAGTCGTGTTAAACACATGGCACTCAAAGACGCAGGTTGGGCCGCTAAGACTCCTAACATGTGGTTACCTTTTGAACGTTACACTAACGTATTTGATGCAACTTATCAAACGCATGATGGTACTGATGTTGATCCAAAGACTTGGACACTTGAGAAACATTACAACTATTTCAAACACCTCGTTATCTAACTGGAGATTAAAATGGGTTTAGATCAATACGCATACTGTTCTGCTAAGGCAGGTGAACAAGCAGAATACTGGAATAGTGCAAAGTTCAATGAAACCACTGGTGAGATTGACCACCCCACTGTTGCAAAACCTCGTGAGATTGCCTATTGGCGCAAACATCCTAATTTACAAGGATGGATGAAACAACTGTGGGAATCAAAAGGTCGTCCAAATTTAGAAGAATATGGTGGTGGTAGTTTCAACGGAGTTGAGCTGGAGCTAACTTGGGAAGATTTAGACAATCTAGAACAGGCAATTATCCATAGGCAATTACCAGAAACAACCGGATTCTTTTTTGGCGATAATAGCGATGCACGCTATTACGACAGCGACTTGGCGTTTGTTCGCCAAGGTCGTGCTGAAATCTTTTGCGGTTTTAAAGTGTTTTACAACTCGAGCTGGTAACATGACACAACTTAATCCACGTTTGCTAAAAGTAACTGACTACGGTTTGAGCGACAACCCAATTTGGGAAGATTTAGAACCTAATATCAAAGATGCCATTGTTAATTACTTACTTTTTGGATTTGAGCCAGGTAGTTTTACTACTGGGTTGTTGGCCAATGATCTGTATAGGGCCATTGGGTCTGCTCACCCTGGAGTGCTAAACAATCTTAAAGAAATTGTAACGTGGGTTAACAATGTGTTGCCATCGCACTGTTACGGTGACTACGATACAGTCACTGAGTGGTTACAGGATGCCAATGGTATTCGTTCATCTTATGTTAGAGAAGTTGAAAAACGATACGTGTGGAGACAGCTAAATGAAAAAGCCAATGACTACAGTATTTGATGGTTGTAAGAAAGTATCCTAAAACTAGTACTTAAGTATTACTTTTTTCGGTTGTACCATAATTCCCAAAATGCTATAATAATGACATATTAAGCAAAACAGGAGTTAGAAATGAACTTTGAAAAGCGTGTTTTGGAAGTTGTGAAATCTACAGTAGGCGATGTTTACGCAGATTTTTGCAATGGTACTTTGTTTGTCGCTTGTGAAGTTAGCCAAGCAGTGAAGCTGGAAACTGCTCTCCTTAAAGAAATTAAATGCGGGATCATTTTGAGCCGTTGTGGCAATGAATCTGCATACGATTTTGTTGCTTGATCCATAATTCCCAAAATGCTATAATTATGGCATAGAAACAAGGAGCTAGTATGTCCGAGACTTTCAAGTACACACATTCAATTAGTTTAATGAACTATGTGAATGATACACCGCGCAATTATGATGCAGATGGTAAACAGATTCACGCCGAAGACTCAGATGACGCCGAGGCGATCTATACAGAATGCGCTAAACGTTGGGATGTGTTGTATGACTTTGTTCATGCTACTTTTCCCCGTCCGGAAAGTGCCGATGTTCGCTTCCATGACGAATCATTTGACCTAACTGATGCAACTAAGCAAGACATTCAAGATGTGTATGAGTTGCTTCGTGAGCACAAACAAGACGAAGTTAAGGATCGCTTAATGGCATTGCCA